CTATTTTGTGATTTTGTAGTATGGAATAGCGACTAATTCGCCGTTACGCATCGTTTGTATGTAACCTAATGGGGTAGTACCGATTGTCCAAAGCGAACTGGTGTCTGGTCCATCTACCATTAGTTGGCCATCATGAGCCACACCAATGCCGCCAGAACCGGTGTGTAGGCTGACCTTTCTTACGGCTTTAAGCGCGCCTCCGGGAGCTGTATCACTTGAGGTCATTGCGATAGTGAACCACGGCAGATCGTTGTCTTGGTAAAAGTTATCCAGGGTATTTGTTTTGATATATAGACTACCTGCCTGCACCCACGCATCGAGTAACAGATAGACAAACACATTACCGCCACCACCACCTACCGTGAACTGAACGTCATAAACCGGACTAGAACCCTCAGCATGCCACGATACTGACGCCGTGCTGCCGTTTGTGCGCTGGATGCGAATGAGTGCACGGCTACCGCTATTAACATCAGCAACACGCGAAGAGTTTGTGGATGCAGGGCTGAAAAGGCACTGTCCTTGAGCTTCAATATCAACTTGCTGCCCGACGGTGGGGATATAAAACTTGCCTACATAAAGCCACTTTCGATTAGCAGTATCGTTTTTGAACCTGAGCTGGCTTGTTTGGTATTTGGCACTAAAGTGCCCGTTCACATCAACGCCATACGGTTCAATGCGAACTTGCCCGAGCTGGTATGCCCCAACCCACGACGTATCCGAGTTAACGCCACGATTAATCGTTGATGAAACCAGGTTGGTATTGATTTCAGTCAAACGGCTGTTAACAGCATTTAACGAGCCATATGCGGAACATGCCTCCAGGCTGAGGTTTTGAACAACCCAGTGCCCCTGGGATATATCACCTGGGTTACAGCGTTCCATCCATCCGTTATAAATCATCGCCTGGAGGCAACGTTGCATGTTTAGTACCGCGCCAGGGCAGTTCTGACAGTTAAAATTCGTCAACTCAACCGCCGTGGTGTGGTTCCAGTTTCCTGCAACAGTATTGCTCCACGTGTTTCTGATTACGTTCGATTTGCAGTTGTTGGCATACCACTGGTCGATTTTGGTATCGAGGCTATCAATGATATCGAGGCTCACCCCGCCCATATACCTAAATTGCAGGCATTTCGCGCGCAGGAACTGACCGCCTTTAATGATATTTTTATAAAACCCTTGCACATCTTCTGCTGTATTTTTCCCATCAACACGGATCCCCGTTAACTCCGCGTAACGGGCATTAACAGTAATCATCGGCGTTGATGACCCATCGGATATCCAGCGTGTCGCCGTCAAATAGCCGAAAGCCGCCCCCATCCCGCGCAGGCGGAACGACGTGATTTGCGTGGCGCTGATGTCGATAGGAGACGAATAGCACACGCCCGCAGGAACACGAATACCGATGGACGAGTTCGTATTTTGAGACCAGTTGTGCATACGGATTATGGCATCGTGACAATCCGCCGTCCCATCCAGAATTGCGCCAAAATGCTCAATCGTGAGGTCATCAAAAATCGGTAGGCATCTCGCCCAATAAAAGCCGTCACCGGCTGCAACGACGCCGCCATCATCAGCAGCATTCCCAAAGTGGCCAACAAATTCACCGCCGCCCACCGCTGAGCCATTATTCCAGCCGCGCAGCTTAATTTTGACTCCCTCGGCTGAGGGGGGCAGTGTGCGAAGTTCATCGAATGACGACGCTTCGCCGATGTTCTTATACCCGTCAGGTCCGGTTAGGCTTTCGGGGAGAGAGTTGACCAATTTTTTGATAATTGTGGATATTTGGTCGTGTTTCTCTTTACTGGGTTCGACGTCATCGAGTGCCAGTATTGCTAACAACTCGGCTTGAACGATATTAAACCAGTCAGCTCCAGGCCAACTGATACCTCCTTGTTGTACGCTTTCACCAAACCAGCGTGGTGTCAGGCTTTGTGCTTCCTTAGGTGTTGGCATTTCAGGTACGCCGCTGGTGTTATCCAAATGGAACATGCTGCCTCCTACGGCTTGGTTGGCCAAACGATGGTTGTGGCGGAGGTGTCCAGGCGGTTCAGCTCCAGGCGATATTCTTCCCACTGGTTCAGCTTCGCCACTTCACTGTCGGTGGCCACACCACGATCAATAGCAAAATTCAGCACCGCGATTTGTTCTGTTGCCGTGGCCATGAGCGCGGTCTTTTTTCGCTCTGCCTGGTCGGCGTTGAATGCCTGCTCAGCGGCGTCATCTTTCGCCCAGGCGTTATCGCGCCACACATCGAATCGGCCAGGCACCAACAACGTGTAGCCTTCAGGTAATGGCCCGACATCAGTGATTGTGACCGATTCTTTCGTTTCGGTGCTGTATGCGCGCTGGCCACGGAGGTCTTTGATGTAGCCCCATTCATTGCCGTTCCACTGTGTCACGAATGTTGGCTTGGCTTCCGGGGGCGCGATAAAGGTGCAATGGTCGGGCAACAAGAAATAGGCATCAGGCACGATGTGTTTATTGCCGTTGCTCTCGAAGTATGCCTGGCCGGTTTTATCTTCAACCTGCTGCCATTGTTCCTCGGCGAACAATAAAACGCAGCCTGGCTCTGCCAGGGGCGGCGCAATAGTGATGGCCCACTCAGGAACGGCTTCATCCAGGCTTGAAACCACAAAGCCCTGGCCGTGTGCATTCCAATATTGCGTCCCACGAATATCGGTCACATATTCCCATGCGTCACCGTTAAAAATGCCCGTCTGACCTTGAAGCGGCTGGCACGGTATATGCGTGGTGTTGGCCGGTAACCCGGTATTGGCCGGTATATGCATAAACACCGAGCCAATATAGCTCCCGTCTGCATCATATTGATAAAGCCAAAGGGCCTGGGGGGAAGATGAAAAAACAAATGACATTACGCTAACCTCACGATGGCATTAAACGCGATATTCTTGACGGTATTCTCACTGTTCCCGGTGCTAATAACGGTGGCAGTGTGTCGATGTGGGCCAATATAAACGGTGTGACCGTGTGGCCCGATATACGTGCTGTGGTTATGGTTTGGCGCACGGCTGGTTTTATTCCGTGTACGGTGCGAATCATTATCCGAACCAACGATGTAATCCCCATCCCATGCAGCACCTGGCCCAGCCATGCCGCCGTCATGATCATGTTCGCCGTTATCGCTGGAAATCTTGGTGCCATGGTCGAACGTGCTGGCGGTGGCGGTGCCCAGGTTCGTCTCATCAATAGTGGCGGTGTGGCCGTGCAGCTTGATGCCGTCGGCCTCATAGGACAGCAACGTGCGCCCCGATGCGGGGACAAATTTAATCGTCTGCCCACGCATATCGGGAATAACACCATTCGGATACGCCTGAGCCAGGCGCGGATATGCAGCCTTATCAAAACTCTGCCCCAGCATCAACGCAAAACCCGTGGGTGCATTGGCCCCTGGCCAGGAAAACGCAATACCCGGAGGCAGCATATAATCCGAGGAAAAGATACGGATTGCCTTGGCGAATTGGTCGAATTGTGATTTGTCTGGGGTGATATTTGCCAGCGCCAACACATTCAGCATTTCCATCTGAATAATATTGAACCAGTCCGCACCAGGATAACTGGGGGCGACACCGTCGCCGCCTTCAGTAAAAAAACGACGGCCAGTAAACAGCACAGACTTAACCGGTGGCATATCGGGAACACTGGAGGCATTATCCAAGTGGTACATAATTACACCTCGTATAAAAAATCATAATCGTGACCGGCCAGGCGATATCGCCTAAGAAAACATTCCAGGATTTGCGCCTGGTAGCTGATTAATGGCGTCAATACGTTGCTGACACTTTTAAATCGGATCATCGGCATATCGGTGACGGTCACTTGCATAATGAAACGGTATTTATGGGAATAAATCGGGTACATGATATTTCGCATGACGTGATGCGGTAATATCTCGGTCACCTCAATGGTGAAGCCCAGCGCATCCGCGACGGCTTGTTCTATTTGCCAGGGCGACAGGCCGCCTTTACGATGATATTTTTCCACCACCGCATCGCGGCGGCGGTCAAACCCATCGGGAATAGCGTTACAATCCGGCAATCCCAGGTAATCTTCCCATTCTTCCAGTAACAGTTCCGTGGTCTCCGGGCGCATCTCTTTAATCAGCAGATCGGCGTGGTTTTCCACTGCGTTTAAACGCCCGCTAAAGCCTCGTAGAAGGGAGGTTAACGCGGCCGTCTGGTCACGGGGCCAGGCTTTACCGCGTGGCATAAGCTGCTGAAGCACGTCGTGCCACTCGTTTAGACTATGCGCCATTTGACAACCCCCAGGGTGATCAGCTCGTAGTTCTCGCTGGGTTGGCTGGTCGTCAGATCCAGTTCGTAGTCCGATACGCCCGTGGCCGAGCCGATGGCAGTGCGAATTGACGACAACAGCATCGTTTCACCCGGCGATTGTGAGCGGAACAACGCCTCGAGGCTGACCATCACCGCGCGGCGCGTTGCCGCCGTGTCGGGGACAACACGAACGGTCAAGTCCAGCGGCTTGACCGTGAGCGGAATGGGCCACACTTCGACGCCGCCGGGTTTGCCGACATACGTGCCGGTGGCCGGGTCTTGATGACGAAACAGATAGGCTTGCATCACTGCTCTGTCTGTCTCGGTTGGGGTAATGTCGTCCCGCTGGTCATACACCCATGCCAGGCCAACGGTACCGATGCCATGCCAGCTATCGAACGCCCAGGCGCGGCTAACGCCCGCCGTCTCGGTAGCCCAGATGACAAAATCATGTAATGCGCCCCCGACGGGAGGATTACGCTTGCGATACAGCAGGCGCACCAGTAATTCGTTGATGGTCTCGATATCGGCACCGCCGGACACGCCCTCGTCAGCAACCACACCGTCACTGTTGACGCCCGGAACAGGGGAAATCAGCGTGACCACGTCGCCGCTCTTGAGATTGCCGCTCGTGCCTACATCATCTGCCTTGATGGTCACCCGCACCTTTCCGGCAACAGGGGATTCGGTCGCAATGACGTGATAACGGACACCGTCTTGCGTCTGCATTTCGGTGTCCAGCGGCAATGGGCTGTTGCCGGTGAATACTGCCGGGCCAGCGGCATACTGCGCAGCTTTTCGGATCACACCTTCGTTACGAGCGGTGTCAATAATGGTCTCATCGTCAGATTTATCGGACGGGATAATTTGATTCACAATCCATGTCTGATAATCGTACACATCGCGCAGCGCACCGCTAAATGCGATATTTAACGCGCGTTCGACACCGACGATAGGCACCTGTTGATTTAATTCAACCTCCAAGTCCTGGAGGCCGGTACGAATAATCTCGCGCGTGGTCGGTACATTAAATGGCATTTTCCATCGCCTCCCAGCGTTTCTTTATTTCTACGGTGAGCGCGGTTTTATCTGGGCGGGTGAGCACAATACTTAATGCCAGCCAATTCATACGCGGAATGGTGGCAATAACCTGCGCACTTCGGGCATAGCCGTGGCGTAATAATGGCTGCAATGACATTGAGGCGTAATTTTCGGCGCGCAGACGAATTTCTTCGGTCAGCTTTTCGCGGTCAATTAACCAGAGCTTTGAACCCCAGGGAAAATCACTGAATGAATCACCGGGCCAACCGCGTTGGTCGTCAGTACCATCGGGCAGGATATCGCTGGTTTCAGCGCGGGCATCGGTGAACAGGCAAATCAGCACTAAAGAAACAAGGCCCTCGTCAAGCGAAAGGCCATTGTGTTCTATTTCAATATCGCCACCGGCGGGGAGGTGCCAATTTACTTTGATGGTCATAACGGTTTCGTTGTATCAGCACCGTCGCCATCCTTATGAATATGGTTAAGGAAACTTTTATCCCCAACCGTTATATCTTCACTGAAGGTGGCTTTACCGGTGAAATTAATGAGTGGACTCACAATGTCACAGGATTCTTCAGCAACCAGATTAACCGCTTTCCCCCTTATTTCTATGACGCCATCCTTCTTGAGGGTAATGGTGTGGCCCTCACTGTGATACACGCAAACGTCGCCGGGGTCTAGCTCCCTGGGGCGTGATTTCTTGTCCTCGACGGCGATAGCCACCAGGCCGGAACGACGACCGCCGACGGCGACAACGATGGCCTCAGAGCCTACAGGCGGCACGGATGACACGCCATAGTTTTGGAAGCGTTCCACATCATCGTTGGTCTCATCTGCCAGGCTCTGCACCTGGAGGTTCTGCCGTCCCAGACTATCTGTGACAATGCGCACCACGGCGCGGTCTACCATTAGACGCAAGCGGCGGCCGAGCGCGCCGATTGAGCGTCCAACGTTCCCGTCTTTCAGTCCCATGTTACCCCCAGGCTGGCCGTTTTTTTGCCTTTACCTTTCTTGCCTTTGGCTTTCTCAGCTGGCATGTCCATCGACTCCGGCGGTACCAGCGACAGTACAGTCACACGGCCAGAGTCTCCCTCCATAAACGAGACGGTCTTAATCAGCCAAGTCACATCCAGTTGCTGGATTGCATCCTTCACAACGACCAGGCGGTTGAGCTGCCACAAGGGGCCGGACTCGCCGTTCTCGCGCCAACCAGCCACGGTGATCTCGGTGGTGTTGGCTTCGCCTTGCATCCGGGCCTTGTACCATTCACCACGCGCACTGGCACCACCCACCGTCAGATTATCTTCGTTGACCAGAATTTTTGGGCGATAGCGGGTGATCTCGCTGTCGGTCACAACCACCTGGCGGCCACCAACCACTTTCGTCGGCTGATCGTCCCATGTGGTGCCACCGGCAGCAGCCGAGCCTTTAACAATGTACTGGCTGGCGCGGCCCTGCCAACTGAAGCGGCCGCGTGCGGCCAGGATATTGTCACCCAGCACCAGCGCTACACCGGCGCGTTGGGTTGATGCTCGGGTGATCACCAGCCGACCCAAAGCGTCAGAGGTCACCAGCACACCACGTTGTTTGGCCAGCCTGTCCAGTAACTCGAACACGGTTTCACCTTGCTCCAGCGTGATACCGCTGAAGGCGTCGCCGGTGTCGGTCTCGTTGATGACTTCGATACCGTAGGGCTGGCAGAGGGTCGCGGCGAGGGACTCCAGCTTTTGGCCGCGCCACTGGCCGGATTTATCCACCACGGAGCTGTCCACCAGGTCGCCGGTCTTGTCGCGGCCCAGCACGCGGATTGCCACATTCTCGGCGTCATAGCTCGGAATAAAATCATCAATGTAACCGGTCAGCACGCGGTCACCGCCAATGTTGACCAGGCACGGCATACCGGGCTTGATAGCGCGCGGCGCGGCAGCAGACCAGCGCGCGGTGATGGTGAGATCAAACTCACCGGCGATGCTTTCCAGGGAGCGATTGATGGTCATGTCTGTCCATCCTCCCCAGATTTTGCCGTCAACATGCAAGGTCAATTCCTCACTCATTGCCAACCACCTCAATCACCTGGGAAGGCAGGATAAACGCGGGGTAGCGCAGTCGGTTGCGAGTGACCAGCGCATCGCGCTGTTCGGCATCGCCGGTCTCACGCCAGGCCAACAACATCACCGGCGTCGTCTGCCTGGGTGACACGCGGCGCAACTCCGGCAACTGCACGCTGCGAATGCGCACATCACTGGCCACCGCAAAGCGCAATGCGCGCAGTGAGCGCCATAGCTCGCTTTGGCCAGACTCAACGGCATCAATGGCTTGTTCGCCCAGACGCTCAGCGAGTGAATCGCCGGTACGCTGGGCGTCCTGGCTGGTTTCGAATGTTGCTGTGGCGACGGTCTCCGCCGTGGACACAAGGGAGGAGACAATCACCAACTGGCGGAAGTCATCGATGTTGGTCTGCATGGCGTCGGAGATGTCGATGGTTGAAGACCGGGTAACACTGCTGGCAAACCCGTTATCCACGTTGACGGCGATATTGTCAGCCAGGGATTTGGTGGCTGCCTGCGCCGCACGGTCACCGTCCCACTTATCCCGGAGCTGGCCATAAACTTGCAGCGCCCAGGGCGCATCGGTCACCAGGTCTTTCATATCGCTGATAAGGCCAGTGATATCACGAATTAGCTCACCAGGCGTGGCCACGATGATGCCCGCCAGGTCTTTAAATCGGTTGAGCCTGTCCATCCATTCGTTCAACGCATCCGGCAGCGTGGGCAGGTTAGTCACGAACCCCTGAAGGTCATCCAGCAGCGTGTCAACCATGTTGCCGACACCATCCAGTGCGGCAAAATAATCGCCGCTGGCCAACGCAGCTTTGACGCTATCAGCAGCACTGAGCGTGGTAGCCGTGGTGTCTTCCTGTTGACTGGGGAAAAGTTGCTCCCCTGCCTCAAATACCTCGAACGAGATATAGGCAATGCCGCCTTCTTCGGTGCTGAGCTTGTGCGTGACTTTCCCCGCTTGCACCCGCTGCACGCCGAACCAGGGGTGCACCAGCTCACCCGGCCCCGGCGTGTTCAGTGCTGCAAGCAAGCGATTGAACTGTGCCTGGTAATCACTCCCCAGCAAGATGCCGTTGATCTGCTGCTGAGTAAGAACGGCACCGTGGTCTTCTGTCCAGCCCACTTCTTTTTTGGGGTACGCGTGAGGGATAGCACGGCGGCCGCTATTGCCCTCTACATCGACGAAATAAAACGGCACGCCACGAAACGAGGCGTCGCGCAGCTCTTCCCATTTGATGGCCATCAGTCCTGCTCCACGTTGCTGATGCCGGTTTGTGCGCTCATCGTCACGCCCGGCGCATTGATTTGGACTCTGGTGACTTGCACCCGGTCATCTTTAATAGACACATCGATTTTCCCTTTCAGCTCTTGCTGCTGCGTTACTGAGCCGCCAGGATTCAAACCACTCCATGGGGTGGCGGTGGGGCCAGGGTTGGCGGTGTCTTTTTGCAGACCGTCAAGCCAGTCAGTTATTTCCCCCCACACGGAGCCGAGAGTCGCTTGCTGTGGGAGTTGAGACTTATCAACGGACTTATCGACCCAGCCACGTAGGTCGGAGCTTTTAGCCCATTCACCAGCGCCGCTGGTGTCGTAGAGGGTTTTAGCGCCATAGTCCGCCAGCTCCGTCATGCCGTAGACCATGCCCGCGCCGCCGATAGCCCGGCCCGCCAGTCCCCAGAAGCCTTTGGTGGCTGCTCCTGCATCGGCGGCACCAGCAGCAGTGGCAGCACCGCCTCCTGCCGCACCAGACGCGCCTTTTCCCGCAGCGCCGCCCAGGCCGCCAGCGCCCATGTTGACCACGTAAACCGGCATGACGCCGGAGCCAAACACATCGGTAACGCCTTTGGGAACGCCTTTCTTTCCAGGCTTCAGGAAGTCATAGGCTCCCTTGCCGATTTGAAATGCCTTGCGAGCGGCCAGCAGGCCACCTACCGCGATCGTGACGTTCTTACCGACCTCCAGCCAGTTCTGGACGGTGTCCTGGTCAACAGAGTTAAGCGCGTCAGCCAGCTCTTGCACCGGTGTTGCCAGTTGGTTGGTGGCAAACTTGTTCCAGACGTTATTGAGGCTTTGCATTGCTGAGGTAAAATCTTTGGCCGCATAAGCTGCATCATCCATGATGCCTTTCCCATCGCCCACAACAGCCTGGTAACGCTTGAGGTTCTCTGCGCCTTTACCCGATGTGACACTGCTGATGAGCAAGATACTATCTTGGTTAAAACCTGCGCCTAGCAAGCGGGCGTTCTGAGTTGCAGCCCCCTTATTGCCTGACTTTCTTGCCACCTCGCCGAGTAGAAGGGGCAGCTCGCGCATCAATCCGTCCTTACCAAATACATCTATGCCATTTCTTTTTAGCTCTTTGACTGTATTTGGCTTTTGTAGGTCACGAATGAGGTTTTCAGTTGCTGTTGCAGCCGTGTCACGGTCTCCAGTTGCATCAATGGCTGATTCCAGCACTACGCCAACATCTTTTACCCCAGAAACCCCACGCCCCCCTGCAGCCGAGTACATTGAGAAGGATCTAACTCCTTTTTCAGCAATATCCTTCAGCTCAAAAGCGCCTTCTTTACCCAGCTTATTCAGCGTATCCATCGCCTGTAAGGTCTGTTGCTGCGTTTGTAACTGGAACTTGGTAAATTGCGAAAACAATGCGCCAATGGACTCTCCCGAGCCACCAGATGCGGCGATGGATGCAGCCATTATGTCGCGATTTTTATAACCAAAATCAATTTCACCAGTAACCGTGGCAACTTTCTCTACTGCGCTAACAACCTCACTGTCATCGACTTTGAATTTGATAGAGGAGTCTTGCATGCCGCTCAGCATGGCAGCCATCTCTGCGCGTGTTTTCTCTGCGGCAATCCCCATCATCGTCATGCGGCGATCAACCTGAGTAAACTCACGCAGCATTGCCCCCCCAGCAAACCCGGCAATGGCCGCTGTATAGCGGTTGCCCAACCGGTCAAGTCCGCGACCAGCGGCCTCACTGGTCGCTTTCACTACGGACATGGCGCGCTGGTTGCGCTGGGCGAACTCTGACATGTTGGCACCGTACTGGCGGGCCTTAGCCGTCAGGTTGCCCGCCAGGTTGATGATGATTTCGGTATCAAGGCGCTTTGCCATGCTGCTTCCTCAACTGCGCTGTGATGCGGAACAGTTGCCGCAATGGCAACTGTTCCAGGTAAGACACGCTGAACCGCGCGGAAAGGTTGACGAGTAAGTTAGTGAGCGCCGTCGCCAGCGGCATCAGCTCGCCCCCGTTGACCCACCTCCGACAGCAGGTCGTCCATATCATCCGCCCGTTCGGTCAGCAGCTTCAGGTCTTCAGGATGAAGCTGGTAAATCTGCTTCAGGCTCAGCGGGCCGGGAATACTGCCGATGGCCGCAATCTGGCGACGCAACATCTCCAGTCCCATCATCACCTCGGAGCAATAAGCCACGGCTTTGCCGTTCTCGCCAATGACTACGCGCTCGGAAGCCAACTGTGACTCCACCACATCCTGGGTATTCAGCTCGCGCAGCTCCACTGCCCTGTGGGTCGCCTCATCCGGCGAGCCTTTACCGGTGACCAGGCCGTGCGTCAATGTCACTGTCATCTTGGCCATGCGTTACACCCTCACCAGTTTGGTGCCGATAAAAGTGACATCAATTTCACCAGAGTCTTCGCTGAGGGTTGCCGGATTATCCGTTGCCGCGCCGGTCATCATGTAGCTCAGCCCATTATCGCCCTCGAACATCACGGTAACGTTCTCCCAATGGCTGATCTCGATAACGTCAACGTCCTCGGCAGCGGCAATGCTCATCTGAATGGAGGGTCCAGCCAACTTGCGGGAATACCCCCAGTGCTTGCCGCCGCCGCTGTGGAGAGTGCGGGCATAACCGCCTGGGTTCAACGTGGATTTACCCGCTGTTTTAATCTCGCGACCGTTAATGCGGATCGCCGCCATGCCTAAAATCATAGTGCCCCCTTAAAGCTTGAACTGGATCAGGCCCGCGAGAACGCGGAGCTGGTTGATGATGTTCGGGTGAATGATGAAGTTCAGCCGGTTGCGGTCACTGGTGTCACGGGTGACGGACAACGTGGACTTATAGTCGTCAAAGTCTTCCACCAGACCGGCAGGCTCCAGCTCGGTAATGAAGATATCCAACAGCTCGTGGGTACACAGTTTCGGTGTCATGACCGGCTGTCCCGGCTCCAGCGTACCCAGCACATCATCGTCAGCCAGCTTGTGGCGAGGGTAACGGGTGGTGAAGCGGTTCTTGATAACGTAACGAATATGACCCAGCGTCGCCGGGGAGGTGATATCTAGATACGAGGTATCCGCATCCCCGAAACGGTTCACACGGTAGGTGGTGATCTCCCGCTCGATGCAGACGTTACCGCCCGCGTCAACAAAGTGTGTTGCCACGCCGTCGAACAGATGCAGATTGCGCTCGACCATATCCCAGCGCACTTCTTTGGCAGGGGGGAGGATGCCCGGTAAGCTCAACGTCTGGAGGGGCCGCGCCGGATCAATCGCCAGGTAATACGCTGCACGGCCTGCATAGGCTGCGGCCCACTGGTAAGCCGGTTGCGGAGCCAGGTTGGTGCCAAGCGCAGTGATCAGGAAATCATTGCGGTCATTCCCCCACGTGCCGGTCTGCGCGTGGGTACCGCGCACGGCGGTATAGGCAATGGCTTCGACCATGCGCATCGGCCCCCAACGGTCAAGCAGTTCGTCACGCAGGGTATTCAGGCTGGCCACATCGTTGAATGGGCACACAATATGGTTGAACCACTCATCGCCCAGGGCGGCAATGATTGCCGACATATCCGGGGTGCCGGTACCGCCGGTGAAAGCGGTCGTGGTCACGTCCAACCCGGCCGGTGTTTGCTCGCCTGTATAGTAGTTGACGCGAACATCCATATCGTTGGTGGTTTGGCCTTTCCATTTGGCGGACAGCTCGACGGTACCGCTGGCATCTGCTTTCGCTGCTGCGGTGACCGGCAACGTGTTCACGCCGTTGATGGCGGCCACAATTGCCGACGCTACCGTGGCGGCGTTATCTGTGGCTTTCACCCCCACCGGCACCGAAATACCGCACACCAGCAACGCCAGCGTACCGGCCGCAGTGGCTGTTCCGGTGACGACCAGTTCGCTCTTGGCCGCTGCCCCGGATGTCAGATCGCCGATCCCCATCGACCAGGTTTCGGTGTAACTGTTGCCTTTACGCAAGGTCTTGAGCATCTCCGCCAGCATGGAGCCACGTCCATACAGGCTATCGGCGCTGCTGTCACTGGTAATACGGTGCTGTGTCAGCGGTGTCGCGCTGCCGCTGGCCAACTGCTGGCCAATGACCAGGATTTTATGTTGTTGTGCCGGCGCGCTGTCGAGCGCCATCGAGTTGTCTACCTCGATATATACCAGTGGCACCCGAACATCATTGGGGATCGAGCCTACGGTCATGGTTTACTTCTCCGTCTTGGTGTTTTTTGATACGGACGACTCGACAGGAGCCACCTCTGCTTTTGGCGATGGAATGTCGCTCACGGCAACATCGCCTTCGGCAATACGTCGCAGCCAGTAGGCGGTCAGCGCCAGGCTTTCCCCCTCCTTGGCCAAATGGGAGCCGTCCGGCTTGCGCACGAGTACGTCGCCGTTGGGCTTAAGGTTCTTGGTCTTCATCATCCAGTCCTCTCATGGGGATAACGGCTTCAATGACAGGGACGCCGCCTTGGGGTGTGGCGGTCATCCCCAGTCTCAGGAAATCAGGCAATGTGCTGATGTCCGTTTCTTGGTCGAGCTTAAATTCTTGCTGCCACATCACCGCCCACATGGTCACGCCCAGACTGTCCAGGCTGCCGCTGTAAATGTTGTCGGCGGAAATATCGAGCGCCTTGCGCTCTGCACCCATTCCCTTGGCCGCCGCAGGGTCGGCCAGACGGCGGCACACCTTACCGGTCATCACTTCGGCACGCAGATCACGACCATAGCCCCAGAAATCGGTGGCCATCACATACGCCACCCAGGTCACCAGACCTACCGTGCCACCGGCCTCATGTCGGATATCGCGCACCCGGATCGCCGCCACACGGATGGTGCCGTTGCGGTCTGATAGGTGGCGCTTCACTTCTTCGGGGGTGTTGAACTGACCGATATGTCGCTCAACCTTGCGTACCTGGTCGGGCTGCTCACCTTCAAGCGCGGGTTGCAGCCAGGCAACAATCCGCTCGGCTGCACTCACGGTGCTGCCGAGGGTCACCAGACTCGGGCGCTCAATACTCATGGCAATACCTCCTTCCAGAAATCGCCAATGACATGCATCAGCTCATCACTGTTCTGAGCCGACAGACCCAGCCATTCACGCTGCGGGATAGCCATCATTCGCGTGTGCGCTTTCACTGACTGCCACACCGGGTGTCTGAGCGCCCGGCCAAATGCCTGCTTGATTAACCGCTGGTGAGCATTGATAGAGACGCTGCCGCTGAAACCGTCCTGATGCACGCCACCGTAAGCCAGCGGTGTACCGACGCGCACCTGGTTACGCTCGGTGATGAACGTGACGCTGTCGAGGAGATCGCCATTACCTTGCAATAGGCTCTGATTGCCTTGGCGGGTTTTGGCGTAGCTGCTCGACCATTTATCCCAGGCCTGACCGGCGGGAGATTGTTTTTCATCGGTGATGCGGCGGCGGGTTTGTGATTCCACCACCGCGCCAATGCTGTCGAGCAGTTCAGCACGCAAGCCACTGTCCGCCAGTTTTTCCATGGCACGCTTGATATCGGCAAGCTTCGCCGTGCCCAGGACTTCAACCTGAATGCCCATCAGAGCACGCCTTTCAGACTATTGCGGGTGAACAGACGTGTGTTCTCGCCGACCATGATGACCTTGCCGCCGGTGCCTTCCGTCGGTTGCTCCGTCGTCGGCAGACCCAGGTCGCGCTGGCCGTTGGCGATATCCTTCAGCGTCTTGATCGCATCGTCATACCGCTTTTGCACCAGCTCGGTGACCTGATTGTCACGGTCGGCCAACCAGTAAAAGGCGATGGATACCGCCACCCGTTGCAGCAGACGCGGCACCGTTGTTTCCAGCGGTAACTTGAAGCGGCGCGACAGCCAGGAGTTGATCTCCTCGTCGGTGTCGTCCAGCGCCTGGCTGATGGCGGCTTCGTCAAGCTGCTCCGTCTCCGGGTTCATGGCGACGTTCCAGACAAAAGAGCCGTCCGCCGTCAGCAGATCGTCACGGGTGGCGTATCTCATCATTCCCCCTTGTCGTCGGTGCTGACCGTCTCGACGACGGTGACATGGAGGTTTGGCTCTGCTTTCAGCCGTTCGGCAGTCGCAAGGCTAATGAACGGAGTTGCGCCGTCTTCCACAAGGCTGGCAGCATTATCGCCGCCCGGATCATCACTGACGAAAGCATGGACACCTTCATGAGGCCAGAACCGCCCGGCACGCCAGAAACCGTTGCCTGACACGGCTTTTACCAGCAACACCTCAACGTCCGCCGGATTAGCATCGCCGAGCGTTGCCAGCGTCTCAGTGGTCAACGTCTGTGCCTGGTTGAGCTGCTCAGCGTCGAGTTGAGTACCGGTGGCGTCACCCGTTACGGTTCCGGGGGTGCCTTCGCCGGTCAGCTCAGGTGCTGGCGTATCCGGTTGCGATGGCGCACCGGGCTGGGTAACGGCCTGATAGTGTCCTGCAACAGTCGGAGTAATAACCGGCGCTTCAGGCGCTTTAACTTCTGCTGGAGCTGCCGGACCGGCTTGCTCCTGCTGTTTCTTGTTTGGCTTCCCACTCACTTTTCCATCCTCTTACTGGTGGCTTTATCGGGTGTTTGCACACCCGATAAAGAGGGTGTAAACGCTGGTTAACCCGGCTTAGCCGCCGGACGGTGGCGCAGCAGGCGTCACGATGAACGGGCTGTTCACAATATCCACGTCTTTGTAGTAGATGTTGGAGTCACCGCCATTGACCAGCATGGCGTCGATTAGCTTCTTCGCCGCCGCGCGGTTGGATTTGCCGACGACTAATGCAGTCGGGTTGATACCCAGTGGGACGCCGTTGTCTTTCTTCATACCCTGGAGGATCTCCACGGCTTTTTCATAGTTGGCCACGTTCAGCGGCGCGCGCGACCCCACGGCGGTTTGCCAGAAACCAAAACCAGCTTCACAACGGCCGTCCACACCGAACAGGAACTCATTGTTCTTGAAGGTATGCTCCCGGCTGTAATCGTCCAGCGCTGTGAAATCAAACTCACGACGTGGCTGGAAGATGATGGGTTTGAGCACTTGTGAGTTATCGATCAGGAACCATGGCTCACCAGCTTCAGCACCTGTCCCTACAATGTTGCTGTAGGTGCCGCCTGCCATCGGATGGTCGGTATCAAAGAAGTTCTGACCGTCGTAACACAAGGTGCTGAATCCATTAACAAGTAATGGGAAAGTCAGCTTGTCAGGGAAAATGGCAACATCTTGGCCAATACGCTGCGCAATAACGCCATATTGACCTACCTGATCATCTTCAATCGATTCACGTTTGACCTTGACGGAGCTTTCCCACGTCTTGTTGACGATCACGTAACCGTTCTTAGCCAACTCAGCGAACTGGCGCTCACCAATCCACTCCTTGATCTCCGGCCAATCACCTAACCAGGCGTAAGTGTTGGACGCGCCACTGCTCGGTATCACGGTGGCAATTTGCAGGTACTGCGGCTGCGCACCGTTAAGCCCTTTGGTGTACGCGGCGCTCAGTGTGGTGCTGATAGCGTGTAAGATTTCTGCATTTGGTGTTGGCATTACGGTTATTCCTCAGTGGCGTTAGGTTTGGCGGCCAGGAACTCCGCCTCGGTGATACCCATGGAACGGCACATGGCCACCTCGGTTTCGGTCAGCGCCTGCTTGTCCTTCTGGCTTGGCGATTTCTTTTTCTCCGGGTCGGTGTTCACAATCACCGGTGCGGCCTCGGTGAATGCGCTAAACTGCTTGCGACCTTCCTCGGTGCGGCAGGTTGCCAGGTACATATCACGATTGGCCGGTGCGATTTTGCCTGCGGCAATCGCCGCATCCACCAGGCCTTCCGCGTCTTTCTCTGCGCGTTCTTTCAACGCGGTCTCCGCCGTTTCCGCACGATTGAGCGCCAACAGATGGGTCTCTTTCGGTACCCAGGACGTCAGATCGGGATTTTGCGCACGGTTCAATGCGACCTGTTCGGCGGTCTTCAGGCTCTGGATAGCAGTGACACCGGATTCAACGGTGGCATCTGCGCCCAGGCCCAAAGCTGCCGCAATCAGTTCAGGCAGTTTCATGTCGGTGTTCTCCGAGTTAAGGGCTGGTACAAATAAATTGGGTTTGTTGGTCAGGCCGACGCTGGACAATTTCGTGACCAGGCCGCTGGCGGTGAAATGGAATGCCGGACTGTAGTAGAGGTACTTTTTCCCCTGGATGAGCGCAGCCCCCTCGGGGGTCCACTCAACGCGTGCCCAAATCTGATCACCGTCGATTTTCAGATCGGTGATCCAGCCGTAAGCGGGCGCAGGGTCGCCTTGCGGGCCTTTCAGCTCGGTGGCGTGCTCCATATCGAACGGCAGCTTGTTGTATTGCAGCGACGCGGCAATGACGGCTTCCGGTTCGTTGGTTATCCACGAACGGCCATCGCGCCCGGTGAACGAACCGATAGGCAGCATCGGCAACCATTCAGGCAGCTTGTTGTCAATGGTGTCCGGCAGCTCGAAACAGAGCGCCAGCAATTCAACGGACATGGGGTCATCCACACAAAGAAATCGTATGGACAGTGTGCGGGGGAACGGAGGGAAAGGTGGATTAACCGCTTTCCCTCCAAATGCGGGAGAGAACCGTGTTTAAAACACGTTTAAAAGCGCACAGGAACGTTTAACAAATTTTCTATGCGCCATCGTACCACAGAGCGCGTTAGCGTCACTACGCGCGTTACAGCGAGGTTACCCGCCGGAGTTAGCGGTCAGCATCAAATGCCTGCTGCTTGGCCTGGAACTGGCGCTCCAGTGCGGCCTGGCGACTGATGCCTGGATTGTAGTTCCACCCAGGGTCAATACCCTCCGGTACAAGCTCCTCCTCGCCGGTGCGTTTGTTCAACCATTTGACGTTTTTGACTGGCGGAGCCTGCGTTTTCAATGGCACCCTGGAGCGACTGACCTGTCCGGTGGGTTGGCCGTTACCGTCGAATACCGGCGTGGTCGCCGTCACGCCATTTTGCACCATCTGGTCGTACTCATACTTACTGACCTGGCGCACACCGCATTTGCAGCCCCAGCCGTTCGGGCCGATGTGAGTCAACCAGAACGGGTGATCGACAGGCAGGCAAGTGTTAGCCCATTTGAGATGATCCACGCGGTGCTCCCTGGACGGCCCCAGGGTATAAATCAGGTACGGCATCGCGCGCTTGGTTCGCTCAATACGCTGCCACTGCCCGGCACTGCGGGCGGTGCGCATGTTGGTGTTGTAGATGGTGCGCAGGCGGCTATCGCTGCCGAGCTGCACGACACGGGTTTCGCCGGTCAGCGGGTCGTCCATCTCCCGCACTCCCCACCATCCGCGTTTGACCAACAGCGGCTCCAATACTTTCTGAAAGTCGCGGAAGGTCTGGCCCTCGGCCAGCGCCTGGGTGACCAGGGCTTTCACATCGCTGAGCAAATCGAGCTGCGTCATCTTCGCCACGGTAAATGCGGCGCTGTGCTCCTCCAGCCACACATCACGGTAATCAAAGCCGGGTTTGAGCTTCTTGGCCTTGAACCAGGCTAAGGCCTCCTTGGGGATAATGTCGTTATCAGCCATCGTTCATATCTCCCAGGCCGCGCGCCTTGAAGCACAGTTGCGTCAACCCGTCGATAAACTCGCTGGCATCGAGTCTGGCTTGCAGCTCCGGCAAGCGCGCCAGGAACTCTTCATAGCTGTCAACCTCATTGACCAGCGCTAACACCGGATTGGTGAACGCCGTGCCAACGCGCTGCCAGTCGTTGATCCCCTCGCTGGTCAACAGGTCAATATCATCCGGTGCTGACTCGCGATTCAGCGCCAATTGCTCGCGGTTAAGGGCGGGCAACATGGCATAGCCACCCTGGTTCCCGGCAGGTTGCAGGATATCGGAACCTTCTTCCGGCTCGTCCAGGCCAAACTTGTCACGCAGCGTCGACGACTGGATCTTCATCCCACGGTCAATCAGCGGGATCAGCGCCGCCACCATGGCCTTCAGGTCTTCCGGCTCATTGATACGCAGGCAGACTTTCGGGTAATTGGCCTGCGGGCCATAGTTGAGCATGATGAACGGTCGTACCAGGAACTCATTGAGGGTATTCTCAAGTTGGCGAGCATCCCACCTGGCGATATCCATGCGCACCCGGTCATGCACGTTTGCCTGGCTCTGACTGCTGCCGTTGTCGGTGGTCATCGTCTGTCCCAGCACCGCCTTACTAGTCTGCGCGTCACACCATTCCGCCATGCCCTTGAACAAGTCGCCGCCGCCCTGGCGGCTGGCGGTCTCGACCATGTCCACCTGCATGGTGGAAGGGATAGCGCATCCGGCATCGGAAGCCAGAGACGCGATGGCGTCAATCAGGGTCTGAATATCTTCTGCGCTGGCGTTATTACCATATTTGCCGATGGTGATCGGCAAACCGAATTTCTCGCCGAACGCCCACCAGTCGCGCACCGTGAATGACTTCAGCATATACATGACCGCCACCAGTCGCGCCAGACCGTTACGCAGCGGCAAGCCGGATTTAAGGCGGGGCTGATGGATGATGTATTTGTACGCGGCCAACGGCTCGCCGTTGAACGGCTCCGCTTCGGTCAACACATGCACCTGGCGCAGTGTATCTGCGTCCATTTTGAGGAAACGTGGATCAACCCAGGAATAATCACGCGGCATCCATGGCACGGTTGAGGTGTCCCAAAGGATCTCCGCCACTGCAATGCCTTTACCCAACCCGTCAAGCAGGTCAAACAGCAGCTCAGGGAGCTGCGGGCGCTCAATCATCACGCGGACAGCATCGGCCAGCTCGACGTCGCGCGCATCATCGCTTGCGGCCTCGACCGTCGGGATAATACCGGCGACGGTGAGCTTACGGGTGCGCAGCACGCTGGAGTAGTGGAGATCGCGCTCCTCCATCTCTTCGGCCAGGATGAAATAATCCAGGGCATTGCCGTCAGCCGCGTTGCGCAGCACCCCCGCCAGGCGTTTCGGCGTGATGGTGCTGGCGACGCTGATACCGGCGTTGGCGCGGCGGGTGCCGGTGGCGCGGGCGCGGGTTTGTTCTTCCTTCAGCAGGTCTTGACTTACCGCTACCTTGTCACCGGTGGCGGGGTGAAACAGGTTACGGATGGCTCCGGTCAGCTTGTTTAACATTACAGCAGCCCTCGTTGATTTTTCAGCCCGCGCGTGATGCGCATTTGGCGGCGCTCATCGCGCTCCTCCGGCCGTTCGGGTTGATTGAGTCGGTGCAGCTCATAACGGCGGCAATCCTCTTTACTGGCCAGATAGGCCAGGAAAATCGCATAGGCGCTGTCACCGTGCCGCTTGTGGCCATCGCTGCCGGTATTCTCTCGGTCATCGATACCCGGCACGCCGCGCAAGACGACAATCTGGCCCAGGTCGTTGACAACATCCTCATGCTTCGGCACGACCAGTTCATCGTCTTCAAACGCTGCCTTGAAGCGCGGCATGTTCTCGCGGTAGTGGGCGACAGACGGCATCACAACTTCCACTTCGGCACCGTAGCGTTCTGCGGCCTGCTCGGCCAGGTAGTTGCCGTTGCCGCGCCCATCAAGCTTGATGCCGTCACGATGCGGCAAACGGTCGCAGATGAAGAACAGCGCCTGCTCTTGCTGCTTGTAGGGGACGTTCGCCAGCTCGACCAGGAACGGCACCGTTCGCGTGGTGTCATCGTTGATAGTGATCGGCGCGAAGACCGTCAGGTGACCGGAGCGCGCGAAGTCTTCGCCCAGCGCGTGGCGTTTTTCGGGGAGCCGGTTAAGTACCGGCAGCACGGTGTTCTCCAGCCATTCCCGCATATCCAGCGCCCGCATCCCTTCCGGCAGAGCGTTGAACTCCGCTGAGCCGGTAAAGCGCAGAACGGGGCCGTCACCGCGTGCGGAACGCTCTCGGATTGAGCGGGCCAGGTAGGTGCCGCTGCCGTTCTTCGGCACGCAATAGTATTCCTCCAGCGCATCATCTTGCGTGGCGGTATCGCGCAACAGATCGGCTTTCCATTGGTCTTCGGCGGGCTGGCTCCATTCGCGCTTTTTCACCTGGCAGATGCGCTTGTACAATCCATCGCGGCACGCATCATCCAGGGTGATGGTGTGAACGGAATAGCGTTTCTTCCCGGCGCGACTGTCCTGGATCAACTCGTTGAACAGATTGTCCGTGCCGTTATGGGTGCTGATAAGGCGGACTTTTGCGCCCCACATGGTGAGCGCCAGCGCCGCCTTCAGCACCTCCGCCAGGCGCTCATGGAACGCCGCTTCGTCGATGGTCACGTTGCCTTGCATACCGCGCAGGTTGCTGGGATTGCTGGACAGCGCCTGCACCTTGAACCCGCTGGCGAAGTAGATGACGAACGTCAAAATGTCCTTATCGTCATCAGCCAGGACTTCTTCGCAAACGTCAGCCGCTGCCAGGTCGTAGGCTTTGGCCCACATCGCCGCCGCATCGATAAACTCGCGGGCCATCTCCTTGTTGGAGCCGACGTAAAAGTGATTGGTGCCACCGGCGGTTTTGGCTTTCGATGCCGTTAAAGCGGCATCTGCTGCTTCCGCCCAGGTGATACCGGTTCGACGGGATTTTTCCGCAATCTTCAGCGGTGAGTCGTCGGCGATCCAGCGACGCTGATAACCAAGGAGGACTTCGTTTTCATCGAAGTCCTCCCCGCCGTTAATGCCGGATACGGTGGCGTTTAAGCTGGTTGTTAGCATCATGCAATCCCCAATATCTGGCGTTTGATATCTGCTGCCTTATCCGCAGACAACCCCGCCTGAGACACGATTTTCTCCGCTGTGGCCGCCGCTTCCTCCGCGAACGCCTGGCGGATCTCTTTTTCACGCTTGTGGCTGACCATCTGCGCGGCCTCGATACGCTGCGCGACCAATGCCAATTGGCCTAGCGCCTTAGGTTCAACGGTTTTCTCGGTCTCGGCCAATGCCATTGACGTTTCAAACGCCAGAGTTTTCACAAACTCCATCAACAACTTGCCGACGTCAGACTGCGGTGCGTCACCCAGTTTTGCCGCCCAAATTTCCGCCATCTCGCGGGAGGCGCGGATTTTGGAGCCGATGGCTTCCATACGGCTGGCGTAGCGGTTCAGACCGGTGCGGCTGAGCTGCATGTCGTCCGGCAACTCATGCTGGTCAATCAGCGCGTTGATGGCCTCGCGGATTTCTTCCTGGGTGTGGCGTTTGTCGCGCAGCATCTGGTGCAGCGCATCACGGATGCTTTCCGGCAACAGGTCAATCTTTGACGGACGGCCACGGGTCGGCTTGTCATCGGCCATGCTTCGTTCTCCAGGCTGATATCTGCGCTTTACGCTCTTTGCCTATGGCCCGTCGAAGCGTATCCATGGCGCGTTTGTAAGACGGGTTGTTGTTCAAGAACGCGTTGGTGAAGCTGTCTGGTGACTCGCGGTCGTAGGTCTTGCCGGTGGCCTTTTCATAGGCTGGCGCAATCACATCGGACTCTATCTCCAGACAGACCATAACGGCGGCAAGGTGGTGGATCAGCCGCCGTTGTGCATCGGTATAGGGCTTAAGCTTTGCCATCCGTTACCCCCGTGCCCGTGGCTTTTTGACACCAGGCACGACGGCCCGGCCGTTGGCCACATCGTCGCCGCGTCCGGTGATCGTCGCGACATAACATCCAGCCACATCGCGCAGACTGACAAGTCGCTGCTCCGCCAGCCAGGCCAGATGCGTGCGTACCACATCACGGGATGTGCTGTGGCCATACGCCTCAAGGCAGGTTTGCAGCACGGATTCGTTCGCGCTGTCACCGCACTCCAGCAAGGAACGCAGGATGACCAGTCGCTGATCGCTATCAAGAATATCTCGCATGGCCATGGCCTCACTTATCCTTCAATTCGTTTTCCAGTAGGAGATCGCTAACGTGTTTCACCTGGCGAATGGCCGGGCCGAGTTCACGCAGGTCTCCCCGTAAGTTGCTCATTTCAAGCTGCAACTGGTGCAGGTCTTTTTGACTCGGTAGCCCGGCGATGGTGTTCTCCATGGATTGCAGACGTGTGCGAAACAACTCCAGCTCCTCACGCTTCACATAGGTTTTGGCGAGCAGTAACTGGATCACGTTGACGGCAGACATGAACAACGCCCAAATGATGGCCCAGTTGCCCTTAACGACTTCCCAATCCACGCTGGGCCTCCCGTTCTTCTCTGATTTGTTGGCAGGTCACGCAGCAGACTGCATCAGGTAGCGACGCCAGCCGCCGCGCGGGAATGTCGTCCCCGCAGTCATTGCAATAGCCATACTCGACAGGCGCCTCTTTAACCCGGTTTAAATGGGTATTTAACGCTCGTTTACGGTCTTCCATTTCCAGTTCGCTGGCGCGGTCGAACGCATCACCCATTACTTCACCACCGGCAGTTTGTGCTTGCTGGACTTGCTGAAGCGGGCGAACCCATCCAGCGTGCGGAAACCGAGATACCCCAGTGCCGGGGTCGCCAACATCAGGGCGATATCCCAATCCGGCGCGGGCATCGTCAGCGCATGACCAGCAGCGGTAGCAATCGCCGCCGCCTGCTGTCCGATGGCCAGCAACAGCACATAGGCGATGGAGCTGTAGAGTGACAGACGCGCCATCAACGGGCGGGTGCGGCGCACATAATCATCAACGGCGTTGTCACCGTTGCGGATAGTCTCCTGCTGTTCGTGGTGCGCGGCCTGCTGATCGGTAAACCTGTTACGCTCACGTTCGGCGTTAATCTTCTCCAGCTCAACCTTGAGCTTCTCCAACTCAACGAACTGTTCCGGGGGAAGCGACGCCAGCTTTTGTTCAAGCACACGCTGGCGGTCTTGCGGGTTGACGGCACTGTTAACGGCTTCAACCATTCCAGCGACAGCATCTGCTGTTTTGGCCGAACCACTACCGAACAGACCACCGACCGCCCGCAGCACGGACGGCCCGGCTTTCATCAACACCCCGGCGACGGTAGACACGGTTATTGGATCCACGGCAGCAGCCCCTTATAGCAAACCAGACGTACAGCCAGCAGGCCGGTGGCAAAGGCCAGCAACTGGACCCCACCATAGGGCGCGACGAAGAAAGCAATCATCCCCAGGAAGTTGCCAATGGTGCTTAGCAGCACGGAAAGCATCTCGCGGTGAGAAAAGGCGTTGCGCTTATCCTCAAGCCAGATGCCCAGGTAAGCCAATCCACCTCCGAGCAGTGCCAGCAGCCAATACCACAATGAGGCCTGAGGCAACCCAACGGCCAGAGTCAGGGAAGCCAACAGTACGATGCCGACCAACCAGGTAGAGTTAACGATGTTCATGGTTTTCACTGTGTTGTTCCTTGTAGCGCTGGCATTGCCAGGCAATATCTCTGGGGCCGACAGACTCCCAACCCCGCATGTAAAAGCTGGCATGGGTCCCGTCGCAGCCGGTGTAATCCACCGGGGTGGGTTTGGGGCCACCGGCCATGCGATGGAGCACCTCTTTTTTGAGGCGGTCCCGCTTGCCCTGGCGAAATGACTCATCCCAGCCTTTACCCATGGTTAGCTCCGGGCAACCGATGCCGAACCGCCGACCACTTCCCAGGCCGCGTTCGCCACATCGTCCAGGCGGTTGAACCAACCGTTGAGATATTTACCCTGGGACGGATTGGACTTGATGATGTCGGCGTAATAGCGGGCGCGGTAGACCAGGAAGCGGGCCAGCAGCCATTCAGGGTCAGCACTGACAACGGCGGCTCTGGTTTTGGGGCCAACGATGCCGTCAGCGGTTACACCTGCTGCCGACTGCAACATGGCGATGGCTTTCTTGACGCCATGCTGAACAGCGGCATCAAAGACCAACAGCGAGATGCCGTCCGGCCAATCCGGGCAGTAGGTCGGATACCAGTAATCACGGAAATAAATCTGGCTGGCTTGTTCGATGGTCAGGTCTTTGATGCGGGTGTCGGGCTTGCCGTCACCGTTAACGTCGGTCATGCCGTCGGCGACACCGTCGCGCTTGTCGGAAATGCCGAACTTGGTCTCACCGCCCTTGTCAGTAGGGTCATTGACGTAGCCGCCTTCTTTGCCCATGACAAAAGCAACGGCGTGGGTAAACGCTGGGGTAGGATTGAACTGACTCACATTTGCACCTCTGGAAAGCTAGCTGTAAGAAATAAGCTGAGGCTTCCATAGTGCGACAGGCATAAAAAAAGCCGGATTAACCGGCTTCACTCTTAGAGGAAAGAAATATTTAATCCCAGGAATCAAATGATGCGACATCACAATAAAGCATCGGGTAACCCCCTAATGAAGATTTTTTGACTTTGAAAATCAAACCATCAATCACTTCCTCAACCCAATCATTAGGTTTTAAGTAAGCAGTTTTGATAGCAGCTAATGCTTTTTCTTTTCTATCAATACTAAGTCCATTGAATGCTATTGTAGGGATAGATAAGCATGACAATAAGGTAGCCTGAGTATCCTCTTTGCTCGATTCCTTTTCGCTTAGTAACATTGTCCCAAAATAATCACCATACATATAGAATAAAAAACCTCCAGCCCTATACGTTTTTCCCTTCCTAGCTCCATCCTTTATCGTCCATTGATCTTTTTTGACGATGCCTGCTTGTTCGAATCTTTCAGTTAAAATTTTTTCAGATGGTATTTCACCTGCAATGGCACTTAAAGAGAAAAAACAAATGGTCGTTACCAATACCAAGTTCTTGAACATAATTCCCTCAAAATAGTTCTGGTTGATGCTTCCGATGCTCAAGCCTACGCATCCGCTTGATAGCTTTATACACCGTTTTATAGGTCACTTGGTAGATTTCAACCAGCTCGGGAACATTGTTGCCAGTGAAGTCTCGCCAGATATGCATGTCACGAACAAGATATTCTAACGCCTGGCCTCGTGGAAAATACACCTGCATACCGCCAATCTGTTTACTGATGGCGACAACCAGCTCAAGCGAATGGCGTGGGTCATAACCCAACCGAACCAATTCAGTGCGGAGCAGCGCGTTAAGCTCAGCCAATAGTGCTGGGAAGCGAGAACTTTCACCTGCATCATCAAGATGATTGAGTAGACTATCATCCTGATCGTCGTCGAAAAGCTCAAAGTTATCAGCCATGGTTTCCCTCTCCATTACGTTCTAGCCACTCTGCACCGCCAGGCAATTTTGACACGTCTTGACCCAGACGGTGCATATGGGCCAGATAATCGTCGCGGCTCTTATCTTGGTCAGTCTCACGCTTGCTTTCGTCGCGTTCACGTGCAGCGATATTGCTGGTCTGCGCGAACATCTGTTCAGAAGTGCGGTAAACTTCCCGCAAATAGCTGTGGCCACTCAGCGGCTTTTTGTCACCCTTGATGCGCTTTGCCCGTATACGCTCAACGGTTTCGCTCAGGGCATGGGTCAGCACTCGACCCGGCTGATGCTGTGCAAGCACTTCGTTGATGAGTTTCACAGCCCGAGAATGGGACAGGTTCGACTTCTCCGGGCGGAACAACCCTATATACGCCACCATCGCTTTGGCTGCTCCCCCCGGCAGTTTGGTTAACAACGTCAGCAACTCACGCCCAGCGTCATCTTCCAGGATGGCGTCGAGATGCAAATCAGAATGACAGACAGGACAGCGGCCTAGCTTCATAGTGAGTCCTCGTAAGCATCAAAGATAATGTCATAGCTCCGTGCATCTTCACCGGTCAGCGGGTGTTGCGGGCGGGGCTTTTTGCGGGCGTCCAGCGTTGCCAGCATCATGCGGATATGCCATTGCTTCAGGCATTCCAGCACACGAAACGCCAGATAGCCGTCGAGCCAGCCCACCTCATCTACACCGGCACCGCCATTGAGCTGGCGACTCATGCGCTTGACGTAGTTGTTCAATGCGGTCTCTTCACCGCTTTCGACAAAGCCGTGACGGTGCATGGTGGCCCAGATGGCTCGAAGCTTGCTGATCTCCTCCACACGCGGTGCGCCCTTGACGTTCTCACGCACACGCTTTGTGGTTTTCTTGAAGCTACGTTTGAACCCTTTACCTTGCAGCTCGGCATAGACGTCACGCAGCTCCATAACCGACATCTGGCTGCAACTGGTTTTCCCGTTAGCGGTGTTCGCCAGCAACGCACGATAAGCATCGTCAGGGATACTCAGCTTTCCCTTGGCTACATGAATCAATCGGATTAATTGCGGTTTATTCATATTAACTCCGAACCCATAAAATAAAGATTAAGCCCAAGGTCCAAAAGCATAATGAAGCGGCGAAAGTACAAATCCAGGCTGTCCGTTTCATTCCCATCCCCCTTGATTTAGGCGTAAGCGCACCCCGGCGCACCTACGCCCGACAAAAACACAATTGAATAAATTAAGCTGCGATCAGCGCGGTGACTTTAACGAAATAAGGTTCCTGATTTATCTCAACCACCGTGCCTGAAACTTTGAAATCCCTGGCTGGCCCTACCGTTTTTACAATCGGACCACCGCGTAAAATCGGGCAGGACTGGTAAATAAACATGCTGCCGACTTTGTACTTTTCATTAAATTCACTGGCGTTGATTGCTTTCATCTCAGACTCCGGCAATATCCAGGCTAATTTGCTCGTACTTGCCATTTGGCTGCCGCTCGTAAATCCGCAGATATTGGCTGGTGCCGGTCACCCGAATAGAATCGGCGATGGCGTCCATCGCCTCCTGCCAGCGTGCGTCATCGATTTCAACCTGTCGCAGACCCAACACCTCGTTCACATCAATGCGGCCTTGCTTGTTGACGCGGAAAGCATGGTCTACCAGCGCTTTCAGGTTGTCGTTCGCACCGTCTGACCACGCGATGACACAGTCATCAATCAGTTTTTTTGCCGCCTGAATGCGCTCATCGAAAACGCGGTGGTCACCAACGGCGCGCAGGATTTTGAACTGCCCGTCAAAGCTCGGCAAGGTGACGTTGCCCTTGGTACCACCATACTCCACGCCGTACTCCTTCGATGATAGGTCGGTAAAATCACCGATTTTTTGCATGGAAGCGGTCTTGAAATCTACCATCGCCTGGCGCAATACCTTGGCGGCTTCGACAATATCCAGTACGACATCATCACGCAACTTATCGACCGGGCGAATCAAGTCTTCCGGAACGAGATAACCCTGGGCGTTTTTGCGGTAGCCGGTTTGTTCAATCTCTTTATTCATAAACACCTCAGTGAAAACTCTTAATATCATTGCCAATTACAGCTTTGGAAACATCTGCAACCAAGCCACCTTGTAACTCCACAAACGCTTTAATATATTTTTCGCTAAATTCCTTAGCCATTTCAGTTTTCATAAACTTCGAATCAATATCTTGTTTGATGGCTCCGTCCTTTGTCACATAGAAGCGGATCTTCATCTCCAGAAATTTCACTTTTTCCATAATTATCTCCAGTAAATAATGCAGCCCTGAATAGTGGCGGCGGATACAGCATGGTAGTTATGCGCTTTGCGCTTCAGGTCAGCGTCTGGCGCGGCGACTTCAACGATAGGTTGAGCACGGCTGATATTCACATGCTTGATTTCGACGTTGCGGCGTTGCAGCCAGCCCAGCGCGTTTACCAACTTGGTCGGGTTAATCATGGTGTTAGCCTCTCAACAGGGTGGAAACATCAACATCCAAATCCAGATCGCGGAAGGCTTTCAGGATGTAGCTTTCGTTCACGGACTCACCGGCCCCGTGGGCGGTCATAGCAGCAAGGCGCAGGGAATGACTGAGGATGCGCAGCGCTCCCGGCTTCTGAGCAATTTGTTGCAACAACTCCCGCTCTTTCTCACCATGGATGTGCCAGGCATCAGCAATAGCAGCCACATCCGCCTTTTTGGTTTTGTTGATGGCGACACGTTTGGCGATACGGGAGAACAGACGGGCGAACTCCACGGTGCGGTTGCCGCCGGTCATGTTGGAATAGACACGATGGTTTCCCATCAGCACCAGTCCGACACGTGTGGCTTCCTGCATCAGTCGCAGTTCTTCGAGGGTTTCAGCACCCAGGTGGTCGGCCTCATCGATGATGATGAGGCCCTGTGTGCCCTCCAGGCGACGACGCAGCGCACGCGCCAGCGGTCCCTTACGGCGCGGGGCATCGTTCATGCCCAGTTCATAGGCTAACTCGGTCAGGCACTCAAGCACGCTGGCACAGGCTGGCGTGATGGTAATCATCCAAACGTTGTCGTTGCTGCGGCGGTATTCCCGCGCAGACTCAGACTTACCGACGCCAGGGTTACCGCAGACCACGCCGATGCATTCCGTCAGGTGTGCATAGCGGAAGGCTGTCCATATCTGCTTGACGGTCGGCGTCTCAATAAAACGCGGAGGCTCCGGCAATTCGGCTACAGTGTGTTGCTTCTCGACCCAGCGCTGAATAGCCTTTTCCACACGGTCATTATCCCCGGCGTATTTGTTATTCATAAAGCCACTGACCACACTGGTAGACAGGCCGATTTCACGTGCCATACGGGCGAAAGTTACGCGCTCACCATCCACCAGGTTGCGGACAGCCTCGCGAATATCAGTAATATTCACTTCAGACATAATTAACTCCATTATTTGAACTGTATTTAATTGCTGTTAAATCGCGTTCTTGCGCTTATTTGATTCAAGAATATCCAGCGAGTTATTGAGATATTCATCTTCGCTGTACTCAGCATCCTCCACGTCTGCCAGCATCACAGGTGCTGTTCGTCGCACCGGTTTATAGACATTGCCTGGAAGCCAGTCCTGCTCTGGCGGTGCTGCCAGCGTATGCACGTTCTCAGCTTCAGCCAGACGGACCTTCTCTTCACCACGCTGCCGCATCCCTTTGATACGTTGTTGACGCTGGTGATATTCGGCAGTAACCGGGAATGCCTGCTGTTTGTTGCCATCCCAAATGGCTTCGCAAATAAACGAACCATCCAGGCGACGGACGATAACCTTTGAGGCATCATGCAGGTCATAATTCACCAGCACCTGATTACCGTGTTCATTGTTCAACTCGGGTGAGTAATAGAAGTTATTAAATAACCGAACTTCGCAGCGGCTTACATGACGCTCAATCTGTGGCATAAACATCTCACGCAGCTCCAGGTCAGACAGCCATTCGATCGCCGTGGCTTCTTTTTCCAACTTGTAGCGACGGAACTGTGCCGGAGTGAAGTGTTCGCCATCACCACGCAGGGGCAAAGAGTCGTGGGGGCGGTTGTTGTACCACTCCACGCCAGCCTCAATGGCATCAATCAGCGCCTCCCATGACGGCAGATCACGCAGGGTTTTCTCTTGTTTTGCGCTCAGTTCTTTACCCTTATTGGCGGCATTCGTTGCCGATTGCAGGGCCTTTGTCATACGGCGAACGGTGCTACGGTCTGCGCCGGTGCCGTAATAGGTGGCAAACTGGCGAGAGATGCGCATAGCCAATGAGCGGTTGAGTCGCTCAATAATGCCGCGACCCTGCGGATTCTCGGGGATACCAAGGCGGTGATCGATTCCCAGGCGGGGTAAAATACCGGTCAGTTCAGCATCGAAGGTGTTGTTGGTTTCACCGCCGCCGTTATCGGAGTAGTACAGGAAAGGCTTCCCGTGATTTTTGATGCCGTGGCGCAGCGCATCAGCAACGGCAATGACACTTTCCGACAGTGCCAGACTCCACCCGACAATAAAGCGACAGCTACCATCCAAAATGAACGTCACCTCTGGAGAGAACGGGTTGCCATGGTCAGGGTGGGCAACCTTCATTTTCATGCCGTGACCGTCACCAATCCAGACGTAATTCACCGGCAGCGACTCCCAGTCACGGCGAATAAACCCCTCATACTGACGGAATTCACTGCCGGTGATGCGACCTTTTTGTTTGACGACAACAGGTAACTTATTCATGGCATAGCACACCTGATCATAAGAGGGGATGGCAGCGCGCATCAGGAGATCATCCTGATATCTCTCGACCCACTCCTTTGCGAAATCATCATAGGCTTCTTGAATGCCGCGCCCATCCGGTCGGCGATAGAAGCTAAGGAACTCGGGCAACCACTTGATTTCCTCCGGTTTAACGACTTGACGCTTACCGGGAGCAAGCAACAGCAGGCGCTCAGCGGCAGAACTCGTTTTATTGAAGTCTGCCACCCAGCGTTTGAGGGAGATTTCGCTCAGGGAGCGTGATGTTCCTTTCTTGGCATTTGCGGCGGCGGCCGCATTAGCCAGGCGTTCAGGCAACTCGCTTGCCTGAGCTTGACGCACGATCTCCCGGATAGCTTTGGCACGGCTGAATCCCGGCAAATCCCCGAGACGCATCACCTCAACAACTAGGGCCATACGGGCATCAGCGGTTTGGCGTTGGGCTGCCGTCAGAGTGTTCAGTTTCTGCTCCAGCAACGCCGGACACTTACGATAGACCGCGATTTTACTTTCGTCAGCGCCTTTGGCACGGGGTGCAGCCGGAGACTGAGGTTTCGCCGCTGGAAGTTCTTTTGCGGAATCGTTCATCAGTTCTTTAATCTGGCGTGCCCGCAGCGATTGCTGCGCAACATCCGGCAGGCAATCGATGTGATATTCGAAAGCCTTGCTGCCGGTACGCTTGCGCACAAGTGACTCTGAACCGGCAGAGAATCGGCACAGCGCTTCTCTGATGCCTTTCGCCGTTTTAGGCAGGCCTGGAATACCGACCAACTCCTTAGCAACAAAGAACATGATCAGACCGCCTTATTGATGTAACTGGTTGTTGTGTAACGGCTCGGCCAAATAGCTTCCGGAGATACACCGAGAGCGTCAGCAACGATCTGTTGGTAGGGCTTGCAGGGAGTGCGCAGCACGCTCTTCAGCGAATCCTTACTGTAGCCAGCCTGTAGGGAGAGCGCCCGGAAGGACAATCCACGCTTGTGGATCTCAGCTTTGATGGTCTCAGGATGCCAGTCGGCATTCAGATCTTCATTTCGGCTCAT